CCGGTGAGTATATCGCTAACACTAAGCGTAAGGGCGGCAATGTCCCTGATGCGATTGAGAGTGTAAGTGTCAAGCATATAACAGGTAAGAATTCCAGGTTAATCTTTAAGAGCTACGATCAGAAGAGGAAGGCATTCGAGGGCACGGAACAGGATGTTATCTGGCTGGATGAAGAGCCGGACATAGGTATTTATACTGAGTGTACCATCAGGACAATGACCACTCATGGCATAGTAATGCTAACCCTAACGCCTCTTCAGGGGTTGTCAGAAGTTATACTCCAGTTCCTCCCTGGTGGGAAACCACCTGAAGAGGCCTCACAGCGATATGTAGTCAATGCCACTTGGGATGATGCCCCTCACCTGTCCAAACATGATAGAGATGAGCTATGGGCCTCGGTACCGGTCTATCAGAGAGACGCAAGAGCAAAGGGAATACCTCAGCTTGGAAGTGGGGCCATTTATCCGATAGGTGAAGAAGAGGTAATGGTGCCTGATTTCGAAATGCCTGATTACTGGCCTCGTGTTTACGGTATGGATGTCGGCTGGAACTGGACCGCTGCAATGTGGGCTACCCACGATCGCGAGAACGATATTGTCTATCTATACTCAGGTTATAAGCAAGGGCAAGAGAAGCCACCTGTTCACGTCAATGCTATCAATGCAAGGGGTGATTGGATACCGGGTGTTATAGATCCAGCGTCACAAGGATCAAGTCAGAGGGATGGAGAGAAGCTGGTAACAGAATATAGAGACTTGGGGTTGAACCTTACATTCGCGGAGAATGCTGTGGAAGCTGGGATACACGCAGTTTGGTTAAGGCTAGCCACTGGACGGTTGAAGATATTCAAGTCCTGCGCTCAATGGTTCGAAGAGTTCAGGCTATACCGCAGAGACGAAAAGGGGAAGGTCGTTAAGATTAATGATCACCTCATGGACGCTTCCCGGTATCTGATTATGAGTGGGATACAGCGGGCAGAGTTAATGCCTATTGAAACATATGCAACACGGATGCATACAGACGAAGACCAAAACTATGATATATTAAGGCATGGAATGTCGGGAGGTTGATTGATATGAGCTTTTTAACAGGAGGGAGTGCTTCTCCTCCAGCCGTAGCGGAAGCGCCGAAGATTCCAACAGAGTCAGCCGCAGAGGTTCAGGCGGCAAGACGTAGAGAGGCAGAACGTATCAGGAGACTAAAGGGCAGGCAGTCCACTATTCTAACAGGTGGGCAGGGTGTCCAGGACGAAAAGAAAACACTTTTAGGGGCGTGACATGGTAGACACCAAAGCCGGGCAACTCAGAAAGAAATTCGGGCAACTGAAAGACATTCGTGATCCGTGGGAATCTCTGTGGACTGAAGTAACTGAACTGATAGCGACTAGACGTTCCAACATAGACGGAACCGAGATAGTGGGCAAGAAGAAAGGTATAATGGTCTATGATGGTACACCTGGTCAAGCTCTCCAGCTCTTCACTGATGGTATGCATGGCTATCTAATCTCTCCATCGATGCTGTGGTTCAAACTCAAGATGGCACGAAGCAAACTTAATGCTCTACCGGAAGTAAAGGCTTATCTTCAAGAGTGCGAGGAACAAATGTACTTCGCTTTCAATCGGTCAAATTTCTACGCGGATATGAGTGAATATCTTTATGATGGTGGATCTATCGGAACTTCTACAATGTATTCAGAAGAAGACATGAACGAAGATAGGATAGTATTCTCATGCCGCCATCCCGGGGAAATCTACATTGAACAGAATAAGTATGGTGTGGTTGACACTGTTTTCAGGAGCTTTAAGCTCTCCGCTCGTAATGCTGTTGACAGGTTCGGAAAAGACAAGTTAAGCATGTCACTCCAGCAAGCATACGAGAATAACCCATATCAGAAGTTTGATTTCATACATGGTGTGTTTCCAAACGAAGGCAGAGACATAACAAAATTGAACAGTGAGAACAAACGATTTACATCACGTTATGCTCAATCTGGTGAAGCGGAACTGTGTGGTGAAAGTGGATATGATGTCAATCCCTATGCTGTGTGGAGGTATCGTAAGAACTCGAAAGAGATATATGGTAGGTCACCGGCCATGGATGCCATTGTTGAAGTGTACGGACTCAATCAGATAGCAAAGACGATGATGCAAGCTAATCAGCAAGCCGTCGAGCCTGCTTACAATATACCAAAGGAAATGAGAGGAAGCGTTAGGATCGGACCCAGGGGGATGAACTATTATGGGGACACTGATAGGACGATAACACCCGTTCACAATGTTTCTAATATTCCGGCTGGGTTAGAACAGCAAGACAGACTACAGGCAGCTATTGAGAAATACTTCAAAGTAGAGTTCTTCCTTATGCTGTCTAAAGCTGCCTTTGAAGGTAGGACTCTAACCGTACCTCAAGTCATGGAGATGCAGGGCGAAAAGGGAGCTATCTTAGGAACCACCATAGGCAGGTTACAAGGTGAGTGTCTTAATCCCATAGTGGATAGGGTATTCCAAATCGAGTATGAAGCTGGAAGGATGCCTCCGCCACCTGATGTCCTATTATCCGAAGAGGGCGAAGATATCAGCGTTGAGTATATGGGGCCCTTAGCGCAATCCCAAAAGAGACTCTTCCACTCTCAAGGGATCCTGCAGGGTCTTGAGACAGCCGCTCCATTAATTGAGTTGTTCCCGGAAGCAAGAGACAGGATAGACCCGGATGCAGTTATAGAAGAGTTGTTTGATTCGGCTGGCTTCCCCCAGAAGGCTATCAGGTCAAGAGAAGATGCAGAAGGGATAAGGGCAGCAAGGGCACAAATGGAACAGCAACAGATGCAAATGGATATGATAGAGAGGGCGGCGAAGGTTGCCCCTGGGTTGGGTAAGAAAACAGAAGAGGGGAGTCCCCTGGCGGCAATGGAAGGACAATAAGATAAGATGCTTAAACGCTTATTCCAAAAAGAAGAGAAACACAGTGTTTCACAGGACGACTATCTGAATCTGTATTCATCTTCTCAGGGCCGGAAGGTCTTATGTCATATGCTGATAGAAAATCACTTCTTTGATGAAGTGGAGAATGAAGAGGAAGTAATCAAACGCAACCTAATGACAAGGCTTTTGAGAAACATGAATGTCTTGAAACCTGAAAACGTTCAAGTGATAGTTGATTCTCTGTTAGATATGGGAGTCAATATTAGAAGACTAAAAAACGAAAAGGAGTAATATCATGGCAGATTTAACAGGTACCTTAAAAAGAAGTGGGAGTGGTAAGTATCCACGCAAGGGGATATTTGACATGAACAAGTATGACAGGTGGGAGATAGTACCTGACAGCGGCCAGGACATCGCCGGGATTTTGCTTGTTGACAAAGATACCGCATCAACACTGGTAAGCGAAACATCAACAATTACGATATCAGAGAGTTAAATTGGGACGCAGGGGCCTTAAAATAACCTGTAAATTTAGTGGAGATTAAGCATGGAAAACGATGGTTGGAGAGCGCAGTTATCAGAAGACCTCAGAGATAATGAGGCGTTTACCGGGTTCGAGAAGATAGGAGATTTTGCGAATGACTATCTAACGACAAAGGGGAGTGCTACAGAACTTCAGGGGAAACTTGATAATTCCATTCCAAAACTGGGAGAGAATGCAACAGATGAAGACAGGGCAGCTTTTAATAATTTGCTACATACGGAATTGGGTCGCCCTGAAACAGCGGATAAGTATGAACTCACGAAACCAACGGATATGCCTGAAGGGATGCCCTATAGCGAGGATATAGAGAATGGCTTTAAAACAGCCGCACATACCCTTGGCCTTTCTCAGGATCAGATGCAAGGGTTGTTTGGCTGGTACATGGAAGGAACAGCCGGCGCGTTTAAAGCCGATGCAGAGGCACGACAGACGGCGGCAGACGCAGGCATGGAAGCCATAAAGAAAGAACATGGCGACCAGTACCCTGAATACGTAAAGACCGTTGACAGGGCTGTTCAGACGTTCGGTGGTGATGAGTT